CGAGCATGGGGTGCCGTCGAGGTTGCGCATGTTGGCTATCATGCGCTGCACCGCCGAGGCGGTCACTTCGCCCAGCTTCTCGTTCGCGTACTTGCACAGGTGCACGCTTATGAGGCTCGCGTAGTTGTTGATGGACTTGGGTTTCAGGTCGCGTCGTTTCAGCTCGAACCATCGTTCCGCGTACTCGCCGAGCCGGGTGGCGCGGTCTACGCCCATGCCCCATTCGGTTTTCTCCTTGAGGGCTTCGGCTATCTTCCTGTCGCATTCCTTGTAGGTCTTGGCGGACACCCATCGGCCGTCCACCTTGGCCTGCCAGTTCACGTATGTCTTTACCGTGCCGTCCTTGAGTGTCTTCCGCTGCTCGTGGCGGATGGGGTAGACCGCTCCGGTTTTCCTTATCCTAGGCATTCAGCATCCTTCATTCTCCAACATTCTCCAACAAACAATCCGTGGCGAATGGTATTCCAATGGTATACCAATCGTATCAAATCGTTGGAATTCCGCCGTTCTTTCCGTGGGAGCCGTTGATTTCATTATACGTTACTGGATGTGGAAAGTGTGCTGAATCACTCGCTGATTAGGCATTGAGACCCCTTGCGAACGCCAATGTTTGCAAGGGGTCTCATCGTATCTCGGGTAAGATTTCCGGCGTCTAGGAATGTCATTCTCCAACATTCTCCAACAAATCTTCGGGTTGGGCTGCGGAACGGTTTCGGCGTGGCGGAATCGACGGTGATTCGCTCGAAAAATCAAAAATCGGTTTTTGTATAAATATTCATGTAAGCCTTTTAGTATCTATCCATGTATGTTCACATGTCGGTGTGAGCAATAATCAGCGTTGACTGTGACTCACTATTCCCATTATGGTGTGACTATCTGTTATCATGTGAGTGTGAATAAAAAACCCTATGGAGGTGAAGACTCCACAGGGTTGAAAAACGAAACCCTAGCAAGAGTTCCACTCCCAAGTTTAGTCGAGGGCGTGGAGGAAAGATGACGGAACAGATGGGCTACCGCAATGTAGATCGCGTATATGCTCTCGCAAGCCAAGGCAAATTCTCCAAGACTGATGAAAACGGCAAGCAGACGCTAGACCTACTGGCTTTGTCGATGATGACCTACATGGCCTCGAAGGTAATCGACAAAGAGGATGTGAACGCCGTCGTATATCAAGACCGTGCCTACTGGTGTTATTGGGAGGGTTGGGACAAGATGATAGAGGGTATGGGCATGGTCATCGCCTCCAAGGAACATGATTTAGACACTGCCGCAGAAACAACAATGGCCCGCACACGGACAGCGCGAAACCGACTGAGCCGTGGTGCAAAGTTTTTACAAGAGCAGGGCTGTATAAAGCAGCTAAAGGCTCCGATTCCTCTAGCGGGGAAGAATGCCATCTGGCTTCTGTTGCTTGGTAATGAGAGGGAGAACCGCGAAGCTGAGCGAATCGCCCGATTGTATTTCAATCTTCCGCCCATGAAAGCGTAAATACGCGAAAACCGCCCCTCCGTCCAGCGTTACTGCTGGGGGAGGGGCGGTGGTATTTATTCGCTGCGACTACTTGCCGGCCATGCGTACGGGGTTGTATGCGACTCCGAATCCTGCGGCGATGATGCCTGCGGCGGTACTGATGAAACCGCCGATTTCGGGGGAGCCGAAGCTCATGAACCCGAGTCCGATGACCGAGGCGACGAGCGTGACCACGTAGATGACGGTGCGCACCGTGTCATTGAACACGGGAGTGTACGGCGTGGCCGTATGGTCGGGAATATTGGGCGTGCCGGTTTCCGTGATTTCTTCGAGTTGGGTGTCCGGCGTGTTGTCGGTCATGTTTTGCTCCGATCAAAAAAATAGTGGTGATGCCGCCATCAGGGGAGTGACGGCGGCATCGGTTGAATCTCAGCGACAGGTCACCACGTCACCGGGGTAGTAGACGTTGATGTTGCCGGAGGGTACCGTGCATTGGCTGACGTTGTAGCCGTGGGAGGTGGCGAACTCCCACACGGTGTCGCCCCATTGAAGAACCTTGGAGACTCCGTGGGACGGCGCGGTTGTGGAGCCGCCGCCGTAGGTGACGACGTCGCCCACGTAGTAGCGGTTGATGTCACCGCTTGGCGTGTGCCATGCGGACAACGGCCAAGCATCATAGGCGACGGCGAGTCCCCAGATGGTCTCGCCCCATTGCATGATGTGGCTGATGCCACCCGTGTTGGGAGTGGGCTGGGGGTTGTTCGGCTGTGCGGGCGCGGCCGGTGTGGCCGGGGGCGTGGAGTCGCCGGTGGGGTTGGCGTACAGGTCCCACTGCCATGCCTCGCCACGGAAGATGTTGAGGTCGATGGGACTCCACGTGTTGACGACACCGGTGCCGCTGTACTGTCGCATGGCCTCGCCGTACGCGCCGATCATCCACGGATTGGCCTGATAGCCGGTCGGGCTCATGTTCGCGTATTGTGCGATCCACAGGCCGTACCGGTCGCGGATATCCTGCGGGATGGTGCCGGCCACCGGGCCGGTGTACAGCAATGGGCGCACACCGCCGCTCAACCGTTCGCACTCCGCCATGAATCGGCGTACCCAATCCCAATTACCCCATGCGGGATTATCGTCCATCTCCCAATCCAACGCCACGATGCCGTGACGCCAATAGTTCGACGTGTTGCGATAGAAGAATTGGGCTTCCGCCTCCGGGTTGCCGCCCATCGCGTAGTGATACAAACCGAATTTCTTGCCGGATGCTTGTGCTTGGGCGATCATGCGGTTGGCGTCGGTGTTGACGCCGGACACGAGACAGTTGTTATACACCTGTCCCGTGCCCCATGTGGTGCCGACCACGATGAAGTCGGCCTGCATGTTGTACACGTCTACGCCGCACTGCCAGTTGGACATGTCCACGCCTTGCATGTCCGCGTGCGCGGTCGCCGGAAGCAGCATCATGCAGATGGCGGCGGCCAGTGCCGTGACCTTGGCGAACAGGCGCTTATGCCATGGCTTCGGCTTGTCCTTGTTATTGACCATATGTCCCCTTTCTCGGGATGGATTGTTGTTTGTGGCCCACGGTCGTGGGTCAGGATTATCGGGGCCCACTCGGGGCCGTCAATGGAAAAGCCCCACACGGAATGGTGTGGGGCTAGAATCAGTCGATCTTGTACAGGCGGGGAGTGAACGTTTTATCGACCTCGCCCGTGGTGTTGACGAAAATGTTGCATTGGAGAGTGCCGGTCTTCAAGGTTTTCGGCCCATAGTTCCTAGGTTCGAACACATTTGCTCCTTCGCTCCCGTCGTCGTGGGAGATATGGGCTTGTATGCCCATCAGCCATGAATCGTTGCCCAGCGGCCAGTCCGTGGCGTCCATCGTGTACGTGCCCGCGTCCACATGGACGGAACATGTCAGGCTATCCCACGAGTCAACCTTTTGTGTGGTGGAGCCTTTGAACCGGTACGTGCCCGGCGATGGTTCCGTGACCATAACACCCGGGTCGGTGCCTAATGTTTTAGGCAGTCCGGTGACACGCGGATACAGGTTCGCTAGTTCATAGCCCCCCCCCCTTAAGGCTCGTGTTGTCGGGTCGCATCCAATCGTGCGCGGCGTCGCCGGATTCGAGCTGGATTCGGAGGTCGCCGTCCTTCGCGGTGGGCGTGGCCTCGCTGGAGAGGATTTCGAAGCGCAGGCTGAC